TTAAGAACTGCTAACTGATATTCTACGTTGAATACCTGTGGACCAGTTTTCTTTCTTTTGAAATGAATGTCATAACCAGTAACTGGGTCTGTTGGGTCTCCCAACTCTTCCATTGCTACTATAACTTGGTCGAATAACTTTCTTTTTAGATTAAGAACTTTTATAGATTTATCGGCGTAGTCAATACACTGAACGGCATAACTCCATCCACATTTTAAATCAGGGTAAAAGTCGCGAACATGGTCATGTTCTACATTGTTGAATGTTTCAGAGTTTCTGTCAAAAGATAAGCACTCCATAGGAATGTTTTTGCCATTTTCTCCTTTAATCCAGTACACATATCTAGGAAGTAAATCTCCTACCAGTCTTACGTGGTGGTCTTCTTTACCTGCGTAGTTATATGTTTCTATTTTGTTTTTTTGGGCTGAGCCCTTGGTTTGGTTGAATCCAATTGCCATTTTATTTCTCCATTGTCTCCTCGAACATAAAGGTAATCCGATCATCCTTTATATCAAGCAGTCTGTTATTTTTTATAATTTCGTCTGATATCGGTGATAACAAACAGTCTAGTGTGGTGTCTTTAGTATTCACATAATCATGATAATTGCGAAAGGATGCAACACCTGCATACTCTACAACTTCTCTATCACTAAATGTGCGTCCAACTTCAAGCAGTTCTCTCGGATTTTGGAGATACGACTTGCCGCCGAAACGATGCTGATAAAACTTAAAAGTCTTATCATAGTAATTTTTTGGTTGAATCTTATAAGTCATAATGCGAAGGATTTGTATTATATCATCAACACTTCCTTCGCTTACTCTCATTATCTTATTCCAATTAAATAGTAACATATTATAACAAATTTTTGAACTCGTGTCAAGAACTATTTTTGTCTTGTCTTAAGTCATTGTGACGTGACTGTATTTTACCTATGTCTTCTGCTGCCATTGTAGCATGAACATCTGCTTGAGCCATTTTAACTAAACTACCCCTGAAAATATGTGCGCCACAATGCATTAACTCTACTAAAGGTAATGCCCAAATATCAATTCCTAACTTAGTACAATACTCTGAAAACATATAATCTTCTGAAAGATATCTACTTTCTTCGTTAATTATACAATCAAAAAAAGCTGTAATTTGTTCTCCTAATCTAAACTCTCCCTCTCTTAAGTGATCTGGAGTGTATAACAGTTCGGGGTAGGCTTCTGCATATTCTTCAAAAACACTTCTTTCTATAAACATAAATCCTGTTGCGCCTTCTTTAATTTTTATAGGCTCATAAACAGGGGCTACTCCATCTGGGTAGTCTGCGGCTCTAGGATTAAATGCTATATCTCCTGCTACTTGTTCTAGCTCCCATGGGGTTTCATCAAACTGTCCTGTCTTAGCAGCTTTAAGTACTTTTTCCCACGCTATTGCTTTTTTAGGATATAATCCACAAAAAACTCTAAGTTTGTCGGGGTTTTCTGACATTAGGTGCAACATATACATAAAGTCCATAGAACTCCATCCAATATCACTATCTATAAAAACTAAATGGGTTGCATCACTTTTTAAAAAGTTGTGTACACAGTAATTTCTAGCTCTTGTAATTAAGGACTCGTTGAATAAATAATATAGTTGTGATGGTATGCCTTGGTTTTGTAGTTGACTTACAGTTTCTACTAAAGATTTTGTATAAATGCCATTGCACATACCTCCGTACATAGGAGTTGCTATAAAGATTTTCATCTTTCTCATTTCTTTTATATTTAGTTCTATTTGTTGTGTCATAATATTTTTACCTCATAATCTTGTTTTATGTAATATCCCATTCTAGCATTAGCCTGACGGGTAGCTGTTTTTCCTTTTAAATGTATGTCTACTATTATAGGTTGTATTTTCCCTTCTTTCTCTCTTATAACTCTGCCTATTAACTGTGTAAGAAGAGGCTCATTGTTAACTGGTGTACCTAGCACTAAACAACTTAACTCATTTAGTGATATTCCTTCTGAAAAGATAGATTGTGTTCCAAACAATATATTCTTATCTTTTCCTTTTATTAATTCCATTGTATCTTCTCTTTCTTGAAAATCCATATCCCCTGTAATTGATACTGCATTATCTCCTACTAATCTAGCACAAGCTTTTAGAAACATTACTCTATCTGATACTACTAATACATTGTGCCCTAAAGCTGCATACTTAGAAGCAATCATAGCTACACTATGCACATATTCTTCTTTATATGCTAAGTCATTAATTCTTTCTGCCCATGGCGTAAACGACCCGTCTAAGAATCTTATATCTGATTTTACTATATGTATAGATGGAATAAGGTAATTCTCTTTAGGCGGTTTAAAAACATTATGCCCAAAGTAGTCTCTAAAAACTACGTGACGTCCATCTTTTCGCTCTAATGTTCCTGTCAGGCCTATCTTATATCTTGTAGGCATTTCGTCTACTATTCGGGTAAAAGTAGGACTACTGACGTGATGCATTTCATCTAATATCAATGTTCCGAACTCTTGTTTTATGTCGTCCATTTTTCGGTATAAACTTTGTATATTCCCGATAACTATAGGAGCGTTAATCTTAAAGTCTCCACTACCTATTCTGCCTGGTTCAATTCCAAAGCATTTTCGTACTTCTTTTTCCCACTGATTTCTTAGATTGGTAGTGTGCGTAACAACAAGTGTTTTTTGGCCAAGTCTTGCGGCTATAGCTAAACCTGTAAATGTCTTACCCCAACTAACCCAAGCGTTAATTATAGCATTGTCATTAATCTCATCATGAACCGCCTTTTGGCTTGGTCGTAAATCAAACTTAAAGTCTGCATGTTCTATCGGCGACTCAGTTCTCTTGTCTACTATTTCGTAATCTTCTGGGATTAAATCCATTCTTCCGATAGGTATAGAAATCAAACCTTCTTTTATAAAACGAATTGTTTTAAATACTAAAGGGGGATCTGAAGGTATACGAGGAGCAATAGTATAAGTAAGTTCCTTTTCTATAGAATTATGTAACTCTTTAGTTACACTCATGTATATTCTGTTACTTAGAACTGCTTTCATGTATCTTATTTCTTAAATTTGTACTAGAAAAAGAATGAGCTCTACTAGTGTAGAAAATCTCGTGTAATCCTTTGCCAGTAAACTGTTTATCTGTCCAATCCTCTCCTACAAATCTAAGATGTATTGGTGTTGCTTCTAGTAAATCTAATAGACTTTGTTCTGTATCATAGGGAACAATTTCGTCAATGTACTTTACTGCTCTTAGTTGTATGTATCTTTCAAATACTGATTGTACTGGTTGATTTTTTTCTTGTCTATCAATGCTCGGGTCTGTTTGTAGACCTACTATCAAATGGTCACAGTTATCCTTTGCTTCTTTAAGCATTACTATATGACCTGCATGTAGCAAATCAAATGCCCCGCAAGTAAATCCTATTGTCTTATCCATTCTTCCCATACTCTTCTGTTTTGTACTTTCATTTCATCAGAATTATTATCCCAAGGACTAGACCATCCACATTTGTTTTTTCTATCTCGTATATGTTTTGGTAAATAATCTTTCATAACTTCTCGTAATAAATATTTATAAGTTCCTGAAGCATAATCTTTATGTAGTTTCATTTTTACTTTACCATCAATTTCATAAATATATCTAGCAAAGTCTTGTGATAAATATACTGGTCTGGACTCCATACCAAATAAGCCGCAAGTTTGATCAGCTGCTAAAGCATTATTTTCACTTGTTACCATTAAGTCCATAAATAATGTTGAGTTGAATCCTATTTTATCTTTTCTAAATATATGATGTGGAACCCATTTATGATACTTTGGTACTTCATTTTCAATCCAATTTTCATTATAACCTTCAGTATATCTTTTTGCATGGTGTTGGTATCCACTAAAGAACTCATCGGCACTGTCTCCTGTAAGTACAACTTTGCACCCATCCTCGGAAGCTGCTTTAGCTAAGGCATATCTCGGAGCTCTTCTATTATCATCATTCCATACATAATTATTTCCTTCCAACCACGCCTTACCATACTCATCTCTCTGTGCTTTAGTTAAAGTAACAACTTTATAAGGTACTTTCCACTCCTCGCAAGTTTTTATTGCTAGTTTTGATTCATCAGCAAATATATCCTGTCTATACTTATTTCCAGATTCCGTTGAATAAGCACAAATATATGCAGTTAAATCTAGTCCCATATCCTTAACTACTCCTAGCGCAGCAGTGCTATCAAGACCCCCACTTAGAAATATAGCAGTTTTTTGTTTATTATTTGCAACTTTCTTTATTCCTTGTACTAATTTTTCTACAAAATCTTTATCATTATGTTTGTTATTTTCTATTGAATATCCTGCCCATAAATTAAAAGATTTTTTAAGTTTATTTTCATAAATATTCCAGATATAAATTTGTCCAGGCTCTACTTTTAAAACATTTTTAAAAGGAGTTTTATTGCCTACCCATATAGGATTCTTCCAAAAACCTTTTGTGTATTGCCCAAGTTGACAATCAGTAAAACTAGCAAGACTAGTACTTACACTAATTCCATTATTTTTTTCTTGCTTTATCCATAAAGGTTTAGCTCCAAAATGGTCTCTTACTATAACCATTTCTCCTCTCTTATAATTTAAATAACAGAAAGACCCATGCCAATTTGCAAACTCTATAAATTTAATTCCATACTTTTCATAACCTTCTGCTAAAAACTTTGTATCACTTGGTATATTTGAGTCATACATTTCTCCATTAAAAACCATTATGTTTCCTTTACTGGTTATATATGGTTGTATTTCTTTTTCTCCAGAAATATCTAATAGCACATGACCAAATGTAAGATTAGTTATATATCTTATAGTTTCACCACGAGCATCGGGGCCTCTAAATGCTTGTCTATCTAACATTTCGTCAGCTTTATTACCCTCAGTGGTTACAACAAATCCACACATTAGTATTTTTTCCAGTTTATAATTGTATCTTCTCTTATATCTGCCCACTTACAAAACTCAACGTCAAACATAAGTATTCTACCACCTAGTTTATCTCCATCATTTAATGCACGAGCATCCATACCTCTAGTATTCTCAGGTACTAAAGTCATTTCTCTTTCTTTTGTTTCTCCTGTTCTCAAGTCTTCATACTGTACTAGTACTATTCCTTTTTCCAGTGCTTTTACCATTTTGTCTAAATCTTGCGCCATGTATCTTTTTTCCTTTCTTCAGCGAACTCCCATATAGCATAAGGTATACCCTTTTTATAAAGTATACCTGCCCATGTTTGTTCTACTCTTGGCGGTCTAGCAATAGCAAAAGGAAAAGGAATATCCTTTATCCATACTACTGCCGCCACATCTTTTTTAATAACTTTTTTAATTTTGTGATACTTTAAAGGTGCTGTATCAAGCTTTTCATTATAGAAATATTTACCATCAGAGTCTACAAAATGTTTTCCTCTGTGTTTTAACATTGCTACTTCATCATCACATTGATACTTCAATGGATAAATACTTTTCATTGGAGTCTGCAATCTTCTTATTCCAAGACTCTCTCCTAACATATTTCTATCGTCAATGACTTGGTCATCAAGCCATAACATATTGTCTAGTTCTTCTGGTTCATTATGTATTACATATACAGGATATCTCATTTCTTTGCCATCCAAAATCTATTAAAACTATCTTTACATTTTTTATACTCTACACTACTATATACAGAGTAAAATATGTTTTCTGGTTGTACAGTTTTAATCCCTTTTGTTTTCTCTAAATCTATCATTTCCGCAGTTCCTTTTCTTAAATCCCAATCTATAACAGTTTTTGCTCCTACAGGATAATGTCTAGGTCCGCTATATTCCCATCTCCATTCTATACGTGTTGCTATAATATTACCGAGTCCTATTTTATGATAACCTGTCCATTTCCATTGTTCGTTTTTTCTCATTATATTCAACTCAGATCTTTTATTTCCTAAAAAATCTGATATGTTTTTATCACAGTAATCTACATAGCAGTACACTGTATTACTATCTATATAAGGTTTTCTTTTATAAAACTCACAAGACTTATTTAATACATACTCGCTATCTATATCAAAGTTAATGTGCATATAACTTCTCAAACTTTCCTAATGAATAGTCATCTGCAACATCAAAGTCACATCCGACTGGAGCGCCTGGGATTGATAATCCTCTATCTTTTTGTATAAACTCCTGAAGTTTTTCTGAATAATGTTCTATCTCATCTTCAGGTACTTCTGCTAGTACGGAATCGTGAACAAGTGCAAATATTTTAGACTTCATGCCTGTCTTTTCTATGTATCTTTGCATATCTATACCGCCCATAAGGTTGATATCAGATGCAACTGATTGCACTAAGAAATTAATTCCACTACGCACTTCGTGTGAGGCGATTCCCTTGTCTTGTGAAAACACATCAGGTAATCTTCTCTTTCTGCCAAATCTACTATACACAAATCCATTCGCTTGAATAAACTTTTTCTGATAGTCTAACCACTCACGAAGTTTAGGGAAAGCCTCAAAATAGTCTTTGATAGTATTCGCTGCGTCTTGCATACTGAAATACTCTCCACTATCTTTTGTTACTTGTTCACTAATCTTTTTCGGTCCTGCTCCGTACATGATGCCAAAGGTAACAGCTTTTGCTTGTTGTCTTTGCGCACCAAAGTTTGCTGCTATGTCGTCAACATCCCCTGGCAGTCTGAATACTTGTTTCGCAATCGTACTATGAAAATTACCGCCAGACTTAAATACATTCATAAGTCCTTTGTCATCTGCAAGTACAGCCGCACAGTATACCTCTGCTGTTGTTAAGTCCATTGCAACTATTTTGTTTCCAGCTTTTGCTTTGATACAACCTTTTACTGTTGGGTTGTCTCTTGGAAGCTGTTGCATATTCAGTTTACCACTACTACTCAATCTACCACTGGTTGTACCGTGAAGATTGAAACCTGTACGAAGTCTACCATCTCTATCGAGGTTTGGTATAATTTTATCAAGATATGTAGTTTTGATTTTAACTTTCTGTCTGACTTCTAGAATATGTTTAGGCACATCATGTTCTTCTGATAAGTTGCCAAGTACTTCGGCATCAGTTGACAGCGCACCCGTTGCAGTTTTCTTATCAGACTTCAGTCCAATATAATCAAATAACAATGCTCTTAATTGCAAAGTTGAATTAGGATTAAACTCTCCTTTATCTTTTATAAACTGCTTAATCTCAGGAAACTCGTATAAAGCTTTCACTGCTTTATCTATGTCTTCACCCATACGCTTTTGACCAAACTCTAAACGAGTCTTGTCAAATGGAACTCCATTGTTTTCAATACACTTCAAGAATCTACAACCCTCTACTAGAATATGTTTATATACTCCGTATAGTTTGTCATTAGTCTTTAATGCTTTCTCAAACTTTTCAAATAAGATAAAGGTAACTATCGCATCCATTGCAGCATAGTTACGCATAACTTCAAATGGAACCATACTATAATCAAATGAATCTTTGAGTATACCTGTTCTTTTCTTGAAGTCTGCTATCCAATTAGAAAGTTCTGCTTCGTAATCTCCATATGGAGTGTGTTTAATTGCTAGTGTTTTAAGACCATGTGTTCCAGGTCTTTCATCAAACATATAATGCATGAGCATAGTATCTTCAAAATGTGGAAACTCAAAGTTGAAATGATACTCAAACCATTGTAAATCAAACTTAGCGTTATGAAATACAACTCTTTTCTTGTTAAATATTTCTTGCATGAGTCGTTCGGATTCTTCATCCATACAATCACAATCTGCATAAATACCATGCTCGTTTTCATAGGACATAGAGAAACCAAGCATGTAACCATCACGGCAATACAATGCTGATGTCTCGGAGTCAAGGGCTATGAAATCCCCTTCGTGGTCTAATGCTTTCTGCAGCCACTCATTTAATTCTTCTGTATCTTGTATACCGTAACATCTGTCTTTCGGTATCGTCATTTGTTTAAGTTCTCCGCTAACATATCCCGTTATGCTCTCAACGGCTTCCTCGAACGACTTCTTTGCTTCTGGTCTGAACTTTATCATTGCGGGATTGATTATTGCCAAAAACTTAGAATCAACAACTTTTCCATTGTACTCAGTTATTGATGTCTTTTTTGTAAACATTTTGAAAGGTTCGGAACCCACAACTATAAGCCATTCGTACGCATCAATATCGATTTCGATATCAACATCTCTTTTCAAAATTTTCTTTTTGCTAGAATCTGAACACAGGGCAAACCTATCGAATTCAAACTCAAAATATTTGTTCCAGTTCGTGCTGGACATTGTTGTTTCTATTAGTGCTAC